TTAATAATTTAAGCTTTGACCAGGATAAATCAAGTTAGGATTAGTTAATCCGTTCCGTTGTGCTAAAGCTTGGTATGTCGTACCGAGTTTGGTTGCAATACTTGATAAGTTATCACCATACTGGACTGTGTAAACATTACTTGTTGCCGATCCATTTACCTTCAAAACTTGACCAAGATAGATTAGATTTGGATTGGCCAATCCATTTAATGCCGCTAACGTTTGATAGTCTGTTCCATATTGATAAGCAATGCTGGATAACGTTTCACCGTATTGTACCACATGGGTTGCTTCTGGTTGCTTATCAGGGACAACTGTTGCATCTGGCAATAATTCAATATCGCCTTTACTAATCCATGACAAGATGCCTTCTAGCAATACTCTACTATCAGTCGCTTCTTGCACTTTATAACTGTTTCCTTTAACCCAATTTGGAATAGCTTCACCAGTTGCCCAAGCATCGACATTAAATTTCACTTTGACCGTATCGCCAACTTTAACATCAGAATTAGGTATTTTTTCAATTTCTTCGCCTGCATCTGTTGCTGGCGTGTCCGTTTCTGGTTTATTGGTATCTGTATAACCACTATCCGTAATTCCTGTTAAGTCAACGTTACCATCTAACCCACCAGCAATATAAGTTGAGGTAAATTGCCAAATTGCGATACCGTCCATACTTGGAAAATAGTTATACAATGGACTTGGTGTCACCTCATAACTAGGATATGCAGCAATCCATAAAGAATTAGGAAACTCTTTGATGATTCGTTGATAATCAACGTATTGCAACGTAAAAGGTTTGTATGAATAATACATTGGCGTGTACCCTGCTTGTTTAATTCGGCGCATGCCATATAGGATTGTTTCCGTATTGGCGTTTACATCAGAACTAGCGCCATGTTCAAAATCTAATGCAACGATGGAATTTTTAGGCGTTTGGATGCGTGGCAAGAAATAATCCATTGTCGTTTTGGCAATGTCCATGCTACCAAACGTATCGTACCAGATATAGGTGTGCGCTCGTTTACCTTGAGCAATGGCACTTGCTACTTGGGTTTTATAAGTATACTGTTCATAAATACCGCTAGCATTGTAGCCGCCAATTTGTGCGATAGTAAATTTATCATGTGCATAACCAAAACGACCTTGTTCGCCTTGATAAATCGCCCAATCCACACCTTGGTCACCTTTTGCAGCAAATGTACTAACTGGCGCTAAAAAAAACAGGCCTACCAATAATGTTACTAATAGTTTCTTTTTCATCTATTTGTCTCCTTTTCTATCTGATAAACCAGGCGTTGTATGGTCTGTTACAATTCCTAAAATAGTTAATACAACAAACACTGCATTGATAACATCTAGCAATTGCTGATTAATCACATCAATTTGAAATTTATACCCAAAAGGTACTGCGACTACTTGAATAAGTAGCAAAACTGCAGGAATGAGGGACAACCAGAATTGTTTATTTTTTATTCTTGATTTCTAATCAATCATTTTTATTTCCTCCAATTCCCCGAAAGAGGGTTTTATTTTGTTCTTCCAATCGACTAATGCGCACCTCATGGTTATTTAATCGGTCAACAGCTTGTTTTAGTTCTTTCATGCTATCCTCTAATTGAGAGAAGACATGATAGAATTTCATTAATGCGAAGATAATTCCGCCTAAAAATGTAATCAGCGCTAACCATTGTTCTAGTGTTAAGTTCATCCTGCACCTACTTTCTACTTACAATAAAACCGTCTAGCTTTCGCTAAACGGTTCTCCTGTCATTTTAGTAAATTCATCTTCTGTAATACAACTAGGCACAAATTCTGCAACCTGCTCTGGAGTAAATAGTCCCCAATCATACATCAGTTTAATGTCATCATATGAATACATTATTTTGCACCTCCGATTTGTTCTTTAATAGCATCAATTTCTCTTGTATTTTGAAGAGAAGTAAGCATCGTCTTAGAATTGATTTGTGCAAGTGATTCTGCTTTAGCAGTTAGCTTTTCATTTGCTTGTTTTAACTCACTATTTGAAACTTCTAAGCCATTAGCAAGATTTTCTAACAAATTCAATTTTTTTGTATAATCCTGTGTCACTGCTTCTTCCCATTTTTGTTCTGAAAAGTTAAAAAATTGGGATTGTTCATTCACTAAATTTTCTAGTGGTTTCTCCTCTACAAATGGCAAGGCTACAACATAATCATCTTGAACTTCGAAAATTTGAAATCCTACTGGGTAGAGTACTTTATATATTTTTTTCATTTTATTATCCACTCCTATTTACGACGCATAACGCCGATTTCTCTAAAAACAATTTTTTTATTTGCTTCATTTAATGTGTTTGCAGTATCTCCTGTAATCACTAAAGATGTACCAGATTTAGAAATAGATATTTTTTTATACGCTATTGTTGGGTCTGCTGAAGCAGAACCGACCCATGCAACTGCTGGTAATTCGTATTTTAATTTTGTGATATTCGGAGTAACTGGTATTGAGTGAACAATACCGCCACCGTTATCGTTGTAACGCGAGAATATCAAAACAATTTCATCCACATTGCTGCTATTTGAAATTGTTACTGATTGAGATTCTGTCAAATAAGCTCCAGTGCCATCCCAGTAGTCTTTCACCACCTCATAGGTCGGTTTTGCATTAACCGATACAGATTTACCACCGATTTGAATCCCATCTTGAAAATTCTTTGTCCCTAAAACAGTCTCATTTCCAACGGCCTTTACTAATTTTCCTTCCACGCCGTCAATAGCATCTGCATGTGTTTTCATATACTTTACAACACCATTTTCTTTTAACTGAACGATATCTGCCATTACGCTTCACCTACCTTTTCAAATGTAAAAACTGGTAATGCATCCAGTTTTGCTTTATCCGTTTTAGACATTAAACCGTCTTTTTCAGAAGTGGCATTGCTAGGAAGCGTTGGAATAACAGTTGTGTCTGGCAGTGCTTTTACATCAGAAGCAGTTAAAATAACTTCACCTGTATGACCATTTACAGACGAGACAGTGCCTGCTTCAGCACCACTAATTTTTCCATCAACAAATTCATTTAATCCAACAACGCCAGCTGTACTAGTTTGTACATCAATAGCTACGCCGTCTTTTTTCACTACATATAAATCAGGCATTTATTTCTTCATCTCCTTTTACTTTTTCAAACTCAACACCAGAACCACCTAGTTTTCCATCTTCATAATCGGCTATGATTTTTAACATTTTGTCATACTCCTGTTTCGAAATCATAATCCCATCAATAGGTAAATCTAAGTCTGCACGCGTAATAATGACTGCGCCTGTATGTCCATTTACTGAAGATACTTTTGAATCACCAGCCATTATCTCTGATAAACCAAGGATAGCTGAAAAATGTGTAATAGGAAAAAACTGACGTTTAATCCCATTTTCATCAGTTTCCATCATTCTTTTAGCATCAACCATTGTCTACACCTTCAATCGTAAAAACATTTTGTTTTGAATCATCAACTGTCGCTATAATTAACGCCCCTTCTTCAATTGGATGATTAACTGTTCCCAATACTTCAACTTCATGATTCTTAGAAAATGAATCATCCTCTAAAATTTCTAACGTGTTTACATTACCGTATTTGATGGTGTATAGCCGTTCCCCTATTCTCTGATACAAATAATCCATATCAGCCAATAAACGCTCTGAAAGTGAATTGTGGCGTACTCCTTGTATGTCTACACGTGCATCCATTAATTCGGCTAACATTGTGCCGCCTGGATCAACAGTTTTTAAAATATCTTTGATTGATTCGAACCACATTAGATAATCTGATTCTTGGCCATCTCGCCAAGCTTCAAATGTATCTTGTTGATTTTTGCGCCATTTTTCAAACTCTTCTTTTCTAGCGTTCATCCATGCTGTAAAGTCGCCCTTATTTTCATTGATAAAAGCAGTCATGTCTGCGATTAAATCTTCAATGGACTGCCAATAAGAACCCATTTCACCTTCTGTTTTAGAAGCGGCATTGACAACAAAGTAAGAAAAGTTCTGCGTTGAGCCAATTAGATTGTCGCCTTTATGAATACTGAAGTATGCTTCCTGTCTGTGCAATGACTGCATAGAATATTCATCAAAGGTATACTGGATAATCCCTTTTTTTGCATTCACAATTTTTGCTGCTCGTTGAATCGGATATTTATTATCAATAACTGATTCAAAAAAAACTTCGCAACCTGTTAAATCAAGTGGCAAAGCATTTTCAACTAATATAGCTTCTAAAACTTCGGTATTTCGGTTCCCTTGCCGTACATTTTGTATACCAATGTAATTATAAGGTTCCGTGGTGCTTAGTGTCGCTTGCCATTTAACCATTGAAAAATCCTCCTTTCGTTATTTTGGTGGGATAACAATCGATTGAATCGAATTAGCAAAATATAATCGGTCATATTTTGCGACAATTTGCCCTTGCTCGGCATTCTGTTCTATGGTTTGGATACGTCCGTTATCTAAGCCATAAATCACGCCTGTGTGACCATATGCGGGGTCTACTGTCCAACCAGTTCCCCATTGTCCACTTCGTCTAATATTGACGATAGCGCCTACGACTAAATCTTTATACGTAGGGTTTGAGATTACTTTCCAGCCAACCGCATTCCAATCGTAAGCTTCGCCAATATCTGCAGCAGATGATGTATCACCAATTACATGTGAAAAGCCATAAATTGTTCCTGCGCCTAGACCACAGCCGCCCATAAAACCAGAATATTCGGCTGGAACGGCATAACATTGCCCATTACCAAGCCATTTCCCCATTATGGTCTCCAAATGCTCTATCCCAGCTTTTCCTGTCGCGGTAGAAGCTTTCAAATCTTTAAATTTGTCATACCACGTTTGCGCATAGGTTTGTCTTTCAGGATGAGCTGCCGCTGGTCGTTCAAAATTTAATTCAAACGCATAGGCAGCGGTTTTAGGCGAGCTAACAACTTTAAATTCATCAACTGATAATGGACTTACTTGTCCTAACCATTGGCCATTGAACATACACCAATTAATTAATTGGGCTTGGGCTAATGAAGTCCTATAGTCTTGTTTGATACCAGCAGCAGCAATTAAGCGTTGTACGTATTCTCGTCCATTCCAAGTTGGTGCGCCTACCAATGGATACGCTGAACCATCCCATTGAACCCACCCATAACCAGGACCGCTGTTTTGTTCTGTATCTGGATTCATATTCGGACCAACTTCTCCTTGTACATTTCCGAGGATACCTGCAGCAGCTGCTTTGCTGTATCCGTTAGCTAAAAGGTAACTCCATAAGTCCCAAGCAAATTTATCTGCATCACTTGTAACTTCTGGTGGATAACCACCTGTACCAGCTCCAGAACCACCACCACCATTTTGACCAGGGATAACTTCTTTACCTTGCAAAAACATTTTATCTGCATATATCGTTGAAGGAGTACCATCTTTACCGATAAAATAAAAGTTATTTCCCAAATGAAACTGATTTTTACCAGATAAAACAAGTCCTGTATTTTTTTCGTTAGATAATCCAATTGTGTTATAGGAACTATCTCCAACTAGTAACAATGCTTTGCCATCTGTAACTACTGGATTTCCGTTAACATCGTTTAATTCAGGGAAAGGATTCCCTTTTGTTCCCATTGTGCCAACATGGCTAGTACCGTTCCAAAATTCCATACCTTTTTTGGTCAATTCCATGATTTTTGTCTTTTCATTCCAAATTTGCAAAGCACCAGATACTAGTTTAAGTACATCTCCAGTTGCTTTATTAAAACTTGTTTGTAAAACATTCACGTCAATAATCCCTACTTTAATAAAGTTAGCCACTATTTCACCTTTAGACGTCATAGCAATTCCAAAAGGCCCATTAACGCCATTGTCGGAATAACCTAAACCGTTTAAGTTCCAACGCCAAACGCGCTTCGCAGTTGCTACTTTATTTGTATCCATGATAAGAATTTCAGACGGCGCTTTTTCTGGACGAAAAACGACATGTCCACCACTATTTCCAGTGATCCATGCCGTTGCGTTCAAAACATTTTGTACTAGCGTTTCCGTTCTATTGTCGATTTTCCGTTTCAATTCTTGGGTTTGATTATTTGCAGTTGAAGTGTAGAGTGATAAATCATTTCCCAAAACAATATCTTTGAATTTGCCTAAAGTTGGGAACCAAGTATATTCAACCATACGTTCTGTTACTTCAATATCAACTTCCTTTGCTCTGACATGCGCTACATCGCCGAAACGCAAAGAAGAAAGCTCTTCATAAATATCTTCATACTCCAAGGTGTGTTCTAATGCTACCATGCTAACAGTATGCGTAACTTTCGGTTCATGAATACGATCCTTATCAAACAATGACTGGCCCCATTTTTTTAGCTCATCAGTCGTCTTACATTCCGAGTTTTCACGTTTTCCAATTCGTCGGTTACTATCGTTTACACCAGCAATTTCTAAAAAGCCATACGTGATCGGCTCTTTATCTTGGTCATAATCATTGTCTGGCACGCCACCGATAAGAAAGAGACTGTTTATAATTGATTCATCGTCGTAGTCCTCATCTATAGCTTCCAAATTAACCCCAAAATCAATTCTAAAGCCATTATCCGATCCAATTTGTTTAACCAGTTTCAAATTAAAGTTATCCATCTCTAATTCTCCACCAGTAACACCTGTTAAATTTTGGTTACCATTGTTAGAACCAATGATTGCATCGATTGGGCCAACTTGTTTCGCAGTAAACTGATGTGTAGTACCTACATTCGACAAATAATTAAACCGTTGCTTAAACGTTAATGCATCCTTTAAATTATTCATAATTTGCGTGCCATTTCCGTTAGCAGTGAACGAATCAATAATGAAATTCTTATTTGCCATAAAACCAATGTGTCTTGCTGTCACTGAAACTGACTGCAGATTTTTTTTAATATTGTAAATCTCAAAATATTGATATGACCCATCTTCAACTTGTGCCTTTAAAAAGTTTCCCTTTTTTAAGTACGAGCGATATTGGCCATCTCTTGCATAGTTACCATAGAATCGATATGCACCATTTAACACCCGATTGATTTCAGGTAAATCTTGCCAATCGGGTAAAGCCATTCCGTTATCATTTAAATTTTCAGGAATATCCGTATATGCATAAATAAAATTTTGTGTCATAAATACGCGCTCCTATTCCAAAACTTAGCTTCTTTGAAATTTCCTGATATATTTAATGTATTTTGACCAGGATTCGTTTTTATCCAACTACCACGAGTAAACAATGGTAGCCCTTCTTGTATTACTTTTCCTTTTTCGTTATCAATAGTGACGATTCCTGTTTGTGTACGTAAAATCGTTAGTGAATTACTACCAATGCTTAACGTAATATCGCCACCTTTTGAATCAATCTCGATATAAGGAAATGCTGATTCGTCACCGTGATCAGTGATTTCAACTGTTTTCGTTTTAATTAATACAGGCTGTTCATTTAATTTTCTCTTGAAAGGTTGGCATCTAAATTCAATGTTAAAGGTATAAAAAACACCCCATTCATTTTTGAATGAGATTGGCTTGCTTATTGCACAAATAGCATCTAAATATTTGTCCTCGTCATTATGAGTAATAAGTTTGCTTTTACCAGTTAACCAACGCTTGACTTCTTTTAAGTTCTCATAAGGAATAGTTACATCTTCAATTTCATAATCAAAAGGTTCATAGTCGTTGAATGTTTCATTAAATTCACCACTTCTACCAACGATGGAATACGTATCATATCGCTTGTTTGGTAAAATGTCTGGCAGTTCATTTTCGATGACACATCCCATGTCAAGAACAGCATTTAGTCCTTTCCAGATGAAATTAGGTTCATCACGATTCATAAAAATCATGTTGGCACACCCCCTAAGTCATAGAAAGCTTGCGCACTTGCTTTATATAGTTTGCGATTCATCCGATCTAACTCGCTTGGATTATTTGCATCCACTTGGCCAAAATAAACATGTTGTTCGATTGTTTTGCCTTGATCCAAAGCACCACCAATTCCACGAGCTTTTTCATCTTGTGAAAGTGGTGTGACTGTAGTCTTGCCATTTTTTGCTGTTAATAATTCAGGACCAGCTTCACCAACAATGGCTTGGCCATTGATCATATGACCGCCTTCAGCTAAATAAGGTATTTTCGCAATACTAAATCCTTTGCCACCAACTCCAGGTACCCATTTTGGTATTTTGATATTGTTTAAACCACCTAAAAAACCATTAATTAGAGTAATCATGGCATTAATTGGTGCTTTGGATACTGCAGCGATACCTTCAAAAATTCCACCAAAAATATCAACAACACCTTGCCACGCTCTTGACCAATCACCTGTGAATACTCCTGTGACAAAATCTATAATTCCGCCAAAAATTCTTGTAATCGCATTGACGTAATCACTAATGATTTTTACAGCACCATCCATAGCGCCGCCAATAAAGCCTGTGATGAAATCAAAAGTAGACTTTGTCGTATCTGCTAAAACTTTGAATACACCAACCACTATATCTTTGATCACATTAAAGGATGTATTGATAAAATCTCTAAACCAGCCTACTTTGTTGTAAGCAATCACAATTCCAGCAACAAAAGCAGCTAGTGCAGCAATCACTATTCCAATAGGCGAAGCAATAAAGGCAATAACTGGAATCAAACTACTAATGGAACTAGCAAGTGTTCCTAAAACCACCAATACTGGCCCGATAGCGGCCACTACACCTGCAATGGTAATAATTGTTTGCTTTTGATTGTCAGTCAGTCCACTAAACCACGTTGAAACCTTTTGAATCGCATTACTTGCTGCTTCAAAAGCAGGAAGAAGCGCTATTTGTACTTGCTCACCAAGTTCCCCCATTGCAATTTTAAATTGATTCTGTGCAATTTTCGCTTGGTCGATTGGATCGAGAATATCGTTAAATGTTTGATCTACAGTGCCAGCCGCATTTTTAGCTGAATCTGCTAATCCATCCATTGACAATGCACCACTATCAATTGCTTCTACCATTTTTGATGCAGCCTTAGTTCCGAATACTTCACTAGCAATAGTAAGTTTTTCTTGTTCAGTTGTTGCACCTTTGATTGATTCAATCGTTCCACTCAAACCATCTTGCATGGTCTTGTTATCTTTCGCATACACAACACTAGCTTTTGCTAAATACCCAAGCGTTCCTGCCGAATCTATACCAGCTTTTTCCATTTGACCTATTAACGTAGTTGATTCAGAAAAACCAAGTCCCATCGCTTTGAGTTGGGGCGCGCCTCTATTTACTGCATCAAATAACTGGTCTACCCCTACTCCAGTATCTTGGCTAGTTTTAGATACTGAATCCAAAATCATTGGCAAGTCTTCAATAGATAACCTAAAAAGGTCCATTGATTTTTTGGCATTGATAGTTGATTGAGAAACATCTGATCCATTAATTTCTGAAAACTTAAGCATTCGGCCTGTGGTATCTTCTAATTGCTTGTCCATCAAGCCAAATTGTGTGTTCACTTCGCCGATCCCAGTTGATATATTTTCCATATCTGTTGGAATTTGGCCAGCTACTGTTTTAAAGCTGTCTTGCAATGATTCTAGTTGCTCTCCTGTAGCACCAGTGGCAGTTGTGATACTGTCCAAACTGTCATCTAATTCTTTAAACGCAGCAATAGAAGCGGCGCCAATTCCCATGATCGGTGCTGTTAAACCAACAGTCATCTTCTTACCGACAGATTTCATTTTGTCCCCAGCTTTTTCAATTTTAGCTAACTTCTCGGCAGTCTTAACAGACAAGTCACCTTGTTCTTTCAAAGCTTCATTGGTACTTTCTAATGCAGATCGTAATTTATTTTCACCTGTTTCTGATTCCAACAAGCGTTTGTAAAGCTTTTGTGATTGCTCTGAATACTCCCCAGTTTCTTTAACTGATTTTTCGTATTCCTCACGTAATAATTTGGTTCTTTGTTCAGCTAAAGATAATTGCTTTTCAAGCTTTTTCTTAGTTGCCGTTAATTTTTCTGTTTGTGTTGCATCTTTATCCATAGCGGATACCTGGTTTTTGTACTCGGTAGCCGCTAAGTTCATTTCTTTGTTGATATCTTTGATTGTTCGAGAATAATTGACTTCTCCGTTTGTCTTAAAATTTAAGACAACATCAGATTCTTTCTTTGACACGTTAGCGCTCCTTTCCTACCACCAAGGACTTTTATCCATAGTCACACTTGCAGGTGGTTCAAACTCCGTATTACTCGTTAACCACTGTATGTATGACTTAAGCCACAAGTTCGGTGTTGATTTCAAAAAGAAACCCTCACTCCATCCTAAAAGAGTAAGGGCGACGTATAAGTAAAAAGCCCAGGGCGTTCCTACTTCCGTTTGTGTTTTTTCTTTTTGTTTTTCTTTTGTTGCGGAGTTTGATAATCTTGTGGCTTCTTGGATTTTTTTACATCATCAACTTGAAAATTCTGTTCTGTGAATACCTCCATACAGGCCCCATAAACTTCAACAATCGTAGAATTCATTCCTAAGAATTTAAAAATTGTTTCTGGTGTTTCGTCTAATCCGCCAGTTTTTAACATGCCGTAAATTAAAGCACGCATGATCTTTAAATCTGAAGCAGATAAATCTTTTGAAGAGATACGTCCACCGCTCTTGTTTAGCATTGCGTTCATATCTTCTTCAAATTTTGAATAGTCGTCATCATAAATATCCGCAATATGCTCCATGGTTTCCATGGTTAACAAGATTGGGAACTGATGACCTTTAATTGTGACAGTTGGTGTATCTGAAACGACAATCCCATAATCAGCTAACTTTGCCATTATTCACCGCCACCCCCAGGTGTTGATGGAGTTACTAATTTTTTCCATTGTTCTTCATCGTAAATAGGTTGTGCAATGAATTTTTCAAAGTCACCTGGTTTTGCACTTAATCGGTTAGAATCGAAACTTGCATACATAACGTTGTTATACTTCAACCCGTTAGCAACAAAATTAGCAGTTACATCGTCAATTTTTGTGTCATCTTCTGCAGTTGCATATTCTTCATCAATGACATTGGATAATTGTGTTTTTGGATACCAAACTGCTTTTTTTCCTCCGTCTTCAATATTTCCAATGAATCCAAATGCAAAGTAAGGAAATTCACGTGCCGTATTTTTTCCAAACGTAACACCTGCTTCTGCAAGTAAACCTTTTATCTCATCCATTACTTCGATAGGAATCCCCACATGATCCAATCCAATATCGTGTTCTGTCTCGCGACTTACACGGCGAAACATTTTACTTGATGCCCATTTAACTAGCGCTGAGCCATTTCCCTTAATGGCAAGTTTTGTTGCAATAGCCAGTCTAATTACTTCGCTATAAGTTGGTGCCACCCCAACTTCATCAGGCGTTGCCATCATGGCAATTAAGATGTCATCTAATCCTTCAAAATAATACACATCTTGTTTTCCCAAATTACTCATCCTTCCCATAAATCTAATATTTGTTGTGTCATGATTTTTTCAATCTGATCTTTATTTTGTTCAAACGTACCACTAGCAAAATGCTGGGCTTTTTGGTTAACAGAACCGTTTTCAGCAAAGCGCCAATAATATGCAGTTTCTTCAAAAACCACTTGAACTCTATCCTCTTCTATAACGACTTTTACCTGATCAGCCATATGCTTTTTCTTTAATAGCGATCTAGGTATTTGAGGTAGTAACTGCTCTACAAAAAAACTCGCAGCATCTGTTAATGATTCTAAAGACAATTTTGTAGGATCTACCTGTGCAAGAGTTCCCAAATAGTCTGCCATATCTGCAAATCCATTATTATTGGCCATCTTCTATACACCTCACATACGTATAAAAATTCGTCACTGTATCATCGTTTTCATCACCCTGAATACCTACAAAATCAGCATAAGGAATACCAGCGTTTTCCAACGCATTTTCTAAATCCGTCAAATCTTTTTCTGTACCTGTTGTATAGAAAGAAATTTGATAATATGGCAATCGCCTATGAACTTTAGAGGAAGCCATCTTTTTACCTTTGCTAACATTGGAATACACGATATATGGATAGTCTGTTTCTTTTTCCGCTTTGTCACGTGTCACAGGTACACCTACTGTTTTTAGTGTTGCCCTTAATTTTTCAAAACTAATCGACATAAGCCAAACTCAACTCCATTTCTCGTTTATCCATATCTGTATAAATACGAGTGATTTTATAAGTCACAGAATCGATTCTAACGGCACTAAACTTTTCAGTGATGGATTTATCCAATCTCACTTTAATTCGTCTAACAACGTCCGTTTTCGCTTGCTGTGAAAGATATTTTTCTTGTGCGGTCACACCAATATCTTCGTAGAACAGATTTCTTTTCGATTTATAAACTGTAACTGGCCTATCGTTTAAATCAAGCGCTACTTCAATATTCAACAATTCAGCTTTCCAACGCAGATTATTGGTTTGTCTCTTCGGCATGTTGAATCACTCCTTGAATAATAAATGGTGTGATTGCATTTATTGCCTTATCTAATTCATCTTCTGAAATACGATACTCATAGGCAATTCCTGCAACCATTAAAATTAAGTATTCTTCTTGCCCTCCAGTTGCAGTTTTTACATAATTTTTTGCCATATCTAAATAAAAAGAGAGCATAGAAGCATCCATGCCCTCTTCAAAATGAATATGTGCTTTGAATTTTTCTTCTAAAGATAATTCTTTTACCATTTTAGCTCTCCTTACGGATTAGGAATTACACCTAATTCAAGCTTATACATCGTAGGTTCTAAAGGACTATAAATTAACTGACCATCTAACAAATTATAAATCTTAATTCCAATATGATTTGTGTCTGAATATTTTTCCACTAAAGTTTGGGTTTCTAACGCACCTTCAACCTCTTGCATATGGAAAGACTTAGGATCGCCAAAATAAAAAATAGGCGTGTCAGTATCATCTACTGATTTATCTGCAAACTCAGTGACAGTGACTGGGTAATTTAATAATTTACCATCAATTCCATCTTTTAATTGGTCCATAGGGCTGTATAGAGGACGCCCTTCATTGTCCTTCATTTTTTCAACAATAGATAATGCAGCATCATTCAAATACCACTTGCTCACACGGCGAACTGATGCTTTCACTGCGTTTTTAAGATCAACTAACGCATCAAACATTTCTGGACCGTTTTCTCCTGTGATAGCAACTACTTTTGGCGTTCCGTTGTCATCTACAGTTTTAGTAGCAAACACTTGCACCGCTTTCTTACTCAAAGCTCCATCATTAGTATTCTCAGGATCATCACCTCGGAAACAGTAAATCCCTTCTTGTTCAGCATATGCCTTGCCTAATTCTTCCATTACAATATCTTCAATAGCTAAGTCGGAACGTTTGATTAGTTTTTTAGTAATTAATGCTAAAGCATCAAATTCTGCAGGACTTAAAATGATTTCATCTAATTCAATTGTAGAGTCCTTAATTGGATCGTTCGTACCACGTTCTTTTTTGTGTCCATATGCTTTTGCTTTTTTTACCAACACTGGGAATCCTAATTGAGATTTAGTTGGATGCATTGATCCATCTGTACGCAAAGGATTAATTTCTTGAGCATAAGAAATAACTTCAGGTACTAATTCTTTAGGTACCGTAACTCCGCCATTCCCTGTAACAATACCTAATGCACGTGCTTCTGACACATTTAACTGACCAATAACATATTTAGCGAAACCTTTACGTACTTGCTGAATTCTTTTTTTGTTGTTTAAATTTGATCGTTGTTTAATACCATTACGGATAGAACCAAGCAATCCATCTCGTTGTTCTTGGCTAATCATTCCTGAACGATTTTCTTCTTCAACTTCAGTAGAACGGCCTTCACCATCTGTATCTGTTGCTGCAGCTACTGTTGTATCACTATTTTCTGAATCGTTATTTTCATCATTTGATTCTTCATCAGTTGATACTTCATCTAGCTCTTCTTTAATACCTTTTAATTCATCAATTAAACCATCAATTTCTTCATTAATTGAATCCAAATCCGCTTCACGTACTTCTCCAGATTCAATTTGACCTTTTAAATCACTTAATCGTTGCTCGTGGCGAGCTTGTAATTGACGCAATAATTTTTTATTCATGTTTTTTTCCTCCTACGCTTCAAGCGCTGTTTTGATTTTTTTAATTAAATTTTTTCTAGTTTTAATATCTTGCTTCATTTCTTGTTTGTTTCTTGATAACGCTGCTTCTGTATCTTCGTAAGCAGGTAACGAAACAATAGAAACTTCATATAATTCGACTTCATTTATGGTTCTTAGTACTGGTTCGGAATTATAATCCCAAGTTTCTTCCGTAGGATAAAACCCAAAACTGCACTGATTGATGTCACCACGTGTCATCGATTGAATCAAATCATTTGCGATTGTTGTGTTTGGTAACTCAACTTCAAATCGTAGTCCCTTATCATCTTCTTCAAGTTTCAAAGTTCCGCTTTTTGTACGGCCTAGTACTTTGCCCCAATCATGATCAAATAAACAACGTACGTCGGAATTTGCTAAAGCACGGCTAAAGGCTCCTGGCTTAATTACTTCATTCAGCCCATCCCATAACTCTGTCGGGCTATTAAATACGGCTGCATAGCCAGTAACAATCTGTGTTTGACTATCTTCTTCACTTCTTGTGGTGAGGTTAGTGATGTCAAATGTCCGAATTTCCTGTTTCTTCATTCTTATCACCTCCCTTCAAGTCATCCTCTGTTGTCAACGAGTTATCTGTAGCATTCTTTTTGCCAATTTCTGTCAGATCATTTGAAATATAGACAGCTTGTGTTGCTGCAGTATTTTGTTTAGGAAAACCAAGCATTTCTGCTACATTGTCAGGACTTGTAATACCAGTTCGCACAATGTTATATCCGATATTTGTCTTTGTAGAATACGGTACAAAATCTAAAATATTAATTTTCCATTCCACTCGATAGCCAGAATTAGGCGTAAAAAAAAGAGCTGAGTAATGCTCGCTCTTGTTCTTTAGTATTGGTTTAATTGCTTTATTGTGAAGATACATCATCGCTTTTTCAATATCTGATTTCATCAATGATTGATAGGTATTTACATCTATTCCTAAAAATTTACCTAAGTCTTTTTTATAAACACCTAAATAATTAAGAATAGCGGAATCATCCACAGGACTTTTTAAAGTATCAATGGAATAACCTTTTCCAAGTGGAATCATTTTAACTGAATGATTACTATCGTCCTGAACGCCTTCCAACTGATCTAAAATAGCTTTTACAATTTTTTTTTGGGCGCTGTTATTCGGATTAATGTGAGCATCCAGCTTTAATAAGAAAGCAAGTAAACCGCCTTTAGTATATTTATCTGTCAAAACTTTTTCAGCGCTTAGAACGCCTTCTAGTGTGCTTTTTGCAAGATCGATAATTCCAGCACCTTTTAAGGAATCAACACCAATATTTTTTATATGACGAATCATGTTTCCTGGTATTGGCTGACCATTCATTGAAAATTTTTCAATTAAACGATCATCAATGGTTGTTTGTACGCCGTAACCTAAATGCAGTTGATCGTTATCAGTAATTGGAAAAGCTTCCCCATTAATTAGCAATGTGTTTGTTTCTAGTTTTGCAAATTCAAAACCAGTTAGATAATTGTTCGGTTTTTTTAATATATTTAACAAGAAATGATTTTTTACTTCTTCGCCATCAGGACCAATCACTACTGGTTCAGCTAACGCAACTTGATTTGAAATATCTTGTACCAACTCATACACATCGGACGATTCCATAATTGATGAATCATTAACATAACGTTGCGAATATCTTGTTGAGTTTCCATAGATATCTTCAATCCATCCACGTTTTTCTAAAAATCCATATACTGCATTTGAAAATCTATCTCTTAACTTCAATTTCTCACCGCCTTTCTATTATCGATAGATAGAATCTAAATAATCGTCCATGTCGTCCTCATTCACATCAATCATTTGATCCATTGTTTCTTTATGCGCACAAAGAAAGGCCACAAATCCATCGATCTTTCTCTTTGACTGGTTTTTACTTGGCACTTTACGACCTTGAAAATCCATTTTGACAACCACATTTAAAGTGCAATACAAAAATAAAGGATTATCAAACATAATCCTTTGCTCATAAAATAATCGTTCGGTATCTTCAAGTGGTGAATTCAATACTCTTGCGTACTGATCAACTTGTATACATTCCAAGCCTAAGTTTTCCAATTTTTCAACTAATCGGTCACTCATCGCTGGATCATAATTGACTTGTTGAACATCATAAAAATCCATGCAATCTTCAATAAAATGAAATATTTGTTCTTGGTCAATTAACTTTCCATCACAGAATTCAACAAATCCTTGTTCTGCTAATTCAGAATACGGCACATTATCTTCCTTTTCTCGAAAATCAATATTTTCACTAGGAATAAAATATAATTGTTTTACTTTGAGTATCGCTTTTCCTTCGGCATCCCATGTAGGAAAATTTAATGATACACAAGTTAAATCTCGGCTTTTAGATAAGTCCAAACCAATCCAACATGGCTCACCGCTTAAATTTCCTAATTCATTTGTAGAAACCAAACAAGGTTCCACTTGATCTTGTTCAAAGAAATTATCCGCACCATTAACAAACACATCTAAATGCTTCGTTAAAAATTCAGCTTTCGAGTGAGCGGAACGTTGCGCAGTTTTAAATGCTGATTCTAAAGCAGACAAATCAACAGATATTCCCCAGTTAGGATTGCACATTTCCCAAACTTTTTTATCTGTCCAGTCATAATTTTTATTTGGCTCATAAATTAAAACAAAGTTTGAATCATTGTCATCACGCTTTAAGACCTCTTTTGCTTCTTTATAGACGCGAATACCAACTGAACTACTTCCCTTACCAGCTGTCGAAATATTAAACATTAATGGTTGCGGTAATGAAATTTGTGCTGACTTAAAGTTGTCGTACTGTTCCATTTTTTCTTGTTTATGCAACTCATCGTTTAAAACAAAATATGGATTGGAACCCTCTATGTTGTCAATATTTTTTGTTTGAACAATGAACTTGTTTGTATAAGCCATTTCTTCATGTAAATAGTCATACGTAATACTTGAAACGGTTCCTTTTGGACCTTTAAATATTTTAGTTCCATCTAATAACACAGGATTATTTAGAATAGTAGCGGCAAACGGCTTAGCAGCATATTGCGCTTGGGCAAAATCAGAAGCACATGCATAGCAATCGACAGATAATGCACCTTCGCCATACATCGCATATCCCAACGCACCTACGGCTATTAATGTTTTCCCATTTTTCTTTGGTATTTGTACATATGCTTCCCGAGTGACACGGACGACTTGGCCTTTTTCATTTTCTTTTACCCAGCCATAAATCCAAGAATAAATGAATTTTTCCCACGGCTCTAAAAGAAATGGTTTGCCTACCATGTCGCCTTTCGTGTGAACAATAAAGGATTCTACCCAGTCCATCATTTCATTTGCACGATCAACATCAAACCAAATATCTTTTCGTTTCTTCCATCGATACCAACGATCTATTGCTAAACGAACCGTTTTTGGATATTTCTTAGGATACTTTCTAACTTCTTTCGCAAATAAATCGGCATAATTTACACCAGGTTCAATCATGTTTCATTACCTGCCTTTTTACGCCATTTATTTCGATGCTTAGCCAATTCATCAACAGGTTTTTCTTCTGGTCGTTTTATTTCTTCGCCTGCTTTGGCTGTTGAACCACCAGTAATTTGTCTACCTGCTTTAGATTTATTTGTTAATCCTAATAAATCTAAAGCTTTCATCTTTTTATCGGCCCAAACTTCGACTTGTTGCGCCAGTGGATGTTTACTGTTGTTGGTTGCACCAGCTTTATTTGTTGTTTTTTGTGTTTCAGGAAAACCTTTTTCTTTCCACAACATATATTTGTGTTGGTAAACTTCAAAAATATCTAAGTATGACTCAATCAATGGATCAAGAGTAATAGTGTATAAATCAGACTTGCGCATAATTTCTAAAATCCGTGCTTTTTCATGATTAACTTTTTCATCAATAATCGCTTTACGTTGCGCTTTAGTGGTCATTTTTTTATACACCCCCTCTTTATTTTTGAATTTTTGACCTAACGATACGCGTGACTCCCTCTACCCTATCTCCCAGAGAAAAATTTGAATTCAATTTGATAGGGGGGCTTCATTTAAAAATAAGACGGAAAAACTTTTTTGGTTTCCGTTTCTTTCTCTACAATCGGATGACATTCAGAACATAAAAGAATTAAATTGTTTGGATCAAGCTTTAATAATGGATTGTTTTTGATAGGAACAATGTGATGCACATGTGCTTTTCGACCGAAAACAAATTTGCCGCAACGTTTGCAACACCCTCTATCACGTTCGTAAATAACCTCGCGCATGTCTCGCCATGCTGGCGTTCGATAAAACGATTTGTTCTCATGATGATAAACATTGCCTTGCTTCTTCTTTTTTCTCGAACTTCTAGCATGTTCAGAACAATAGGCACCTCTTTCTGTTGTGTTAGAACAACCTTCAAACTGGCAATAGCGCATTATTCAGATTCTTTAATAATATTGAGAATCTCACCTTTTACACGAACAGCACTTGGAATCTCAATATCATTTCGTTTTGCATATTCACGCAATTCTTTTACTGACATTTCTTCTAATACAACAGATTCATCATCAGATGGAACAATCTCATCTTGTTCTTCATCAGTACTTGCGGTTGTTAATAATCGTTCACCTTTAATTCCATCAGTATCAACCGTTACATTCCCTACAGTAATTGGTAAACCACCAACATATAAATCAGCTTCTTTAGTTAGCATTGATTCAGGATTTTCAGTAACTTCAAAATCAGGTTCTTGACCTTTAGGTACAAACACATTTCTTTTTTCTTCCGTATCCCAATACTCCGTGCCAGATGCTGAACTTCTTATTAATACACGCATTGTCTTACTTATCCCCTTTCAAAATGAAAAGACGACAACTAAATGAATAGCTGCCGTCTGTGATATTTTTTGACAATATTAGAATAACACATGAAAATCAATATGTCGGTACTATGTTGGTACTGTACGTACTATACTTTTTTTGAAAATTGAACCATTCGCATAATTTCAGCATGCTTACTTTTGATGTATGAATAACTATAGCCTGTTTCATCAGCAATCGATTCTAACGTTAAGCCTTCCACATATTTCAATTTTAAAATCTTTTGATTTAAACCGCTGAACTTATCAATAAGTTCGATAATTTCCTCACGTTCTTTTTCAAGTTGCTCTACTCGCTGATTCAATTCTTTGATCACTCCCTTTAGGTGATTTTGTTTTTCTAATGAAGTTAAGAACGTTTGATGTTTTGCCAGATCACCATCGGTATCTATATAGTTTGTCCAGCGAGATAATTCTTTTTCGTTTAACTCAATGGACAACTTTAGTTCAAATAATTCATTATCAATAGCAACTAATGAATTTACCCATTCATATATTTGAATCACCCCTTATTCTAAAAAGTGTGTTCGGGACATACTTAGGACACACTTTTATTTTGAAAGTATGTCCTAGTTAACGCCTACAGCCACATGACATACAGCATAAATTACATAGCGGACACACTTTTTTTGACTATCTTATATATATAATATATATACTATTATTCTTCTTTTTTTCTTTAAGTAATAAAAAAAAGTATGAAAAGTATGTCCCTTAGCTTATAAAAGCATATATACCAAGCTTTTAAGCGGGACACACTTTTCAAAAATAAGTGTGTCCAAAGTGTGTCCCTTGTATAAAAGTGTGTCCCTTATACTTCTATACTTTTTTTATAGTAAAAGTATCGCTTACCCATCATTTTTCTTGAAGCTTTCTCATAACCCAAAGATTTCAGACGTTGAGTAAATTTTGTTTGTGTATATGGCTTACTTCCAGATTCTTCACAAGTTTTCAAATATTCATCATAAACACCTTTTGTCGTCATGTTCTCGTCAATCCCACATTGATGAATAAACGTTAAAATAGAATCACTTTCAACAAAATATTCTTCTGTGACTTTCGCGACGGTTTCGGAAGAAGATAGTTGGCCACCATTGTTAATAATTCGCTCCATTGCATTTAAAGCGATATTCAATAAATATGATTTTGCATTATCTGAAGATAATTTTTCATCAATTTTTGGGTCTGCTTTTTTTACTTTGTTATCGCATGGAATAATTACTACACGACGAGCAATCCCACCTGATTTGTCTTTAAACGTTGGCATTTCATTTGCTGTGAAAATTAACGTTGCTTTATTCTTTAATTTATATGGCTTCGAATAAATTGGCCGAACCATGATGGTGTTTCCTGATGCCAATGTTTTAAAATTCATTGATTTTTCCATATAGCCTGCATCAATATCATCTCCGATGTTTACAAGCTTACCTTCTAATTCCATCACCGACGTTTGGTCGTTGAATTGCTCTAATGCTAGGTTTAAACCTAAATCCCCAATAAATGAATTAAGCATTTCTAAAAAAGTTGATTTTCCATTTGCTCCAGATGAGCCAACCAAGAAAAATACTTTATGCGGAAAACCTGCGGTCATTAAAATATGACCAAGCAACTCTTCAACGATTAAACGTAAATCTTTCTTATCTGAAACAAGAAAGTCCAGAAATTCATCCACTGTCTTATCATATGCATCTGGATCGTAATCAACATCTAAAAAGAAAGGTGTAAATTCTCTAGTTGACATTGGTATAATTTCGGCACCGTCCAACATGAAATCATTACGAAATTGAATTGGGAAATCTGCAGCTTCAATCAATTCACCTTTGACTGGTAACAAGTCTAAAATTTGTTTCCATTTAGCTGGTAATAGTTTTATACGATTATCTATTTGTCTTAATAGTTTGTTTCGGTCATTAATCCAGTAATTATCTTCCTTGTGGAAAATTGAACCATTGAAAAATTTCACTTGGAATTCTTGGGCCAATGCTTCACTCGTTATGATCATGTCTTTTGGGTCGAGATATAATTGTTCACGAATTTCTTTCTCACTAACCGAATTGACCAATGCATGAATATCAGTTGCTGGCAGTGATTCTTCATAAACATCGTCATTGATAAACTCGGCAATCTTTGTCAATGTATCATAATCAAGTTCGTACATTTCACGCACTGCCATTAAGTGAGAATAGAGCGAACTATTTCTTGCTCCTTCTTTCATGCCAGCAAGTACATTTTTAACTTTCACTGGCAATAATTCGAGTGGCAAAGCAGGTAAATCATCAAACATTTCAAATGTGCCATACATTTTTCTAAGTTGGCCGTTTTGTTTAATAGTCGCTGTTGATTTATTACCTGTTTTGTAATCAACTTGCGCACCTGAAACCGTTAATTTCTTGGTCCAGTTTTTTAATAGAATTTTATGGCCATTAATTTGGACAGGTCGTTTATAGTAAAGGTGAATACCACGCTTGGTTTCAAAAGCCATGGTTGGATATTTTTCTAATAACTTACGGCCAATCTCTGGAAATTCATCAAAATCAACCACAACTGTTTCTTTGTTTAACAAAATAGCTGCATTATCTAATTTTGATAAATCAGTATAGAAATCATCCAAACTTTTTTGATCTGGCTTTTTCTCCCCTGGGCTTAATTTTATAAAATTTAACACACTATTTTTTCACCTGCCTTTTCGTGGTAATATTAGTTTGTATTTCAATTATTTATGAAGGAGTGTTTGTATCGATGATTAGTATTAATAATTCAGGTAAATATGCAATAGGACAAGAAATTACTAAGATTTGCCCTATATGCGAAATTCAATCAAGAGTCAAAATTGTTAATATATTAGGCTTAAATGAGCATAAAAGTAAGCGCCCTCGAATGGATTTTGATGGTCAAGAATTAAAAGATCTTAATGGAAACCTACTTTTTGATGAATATAAAGATTTCTTATATCTTGTCGATTGTTCTTGTGGTGGTAGATTTATTATTCTGACTGAAGATTATGACAGTGAGTACACCTTAGAAGATAAAATTATTTATCCTTCTATAAAAAAATTGCGGATTGAAGCACATGAAGACACCCCAGAAAGTATAAAACCTATTTTTGAAGAAGCGGTTTCCATCTTAGATCTTTCTCCTCGTTCTTCTGCAGCACTAACTCGTTTAGCTTTAGAAAAATTATGCGAACATTTGGGCGCTTCTACGAATAAAAATTTAAACAATAAAATACAAGAATTAATTGATAAAGGATTAGATCCACAAATTGCGTCTATATTCGATGGCATTAGAATATTTGGTAATGACGGTATCCATGACACTGGTTTGATTGACTTAAATGAAATAGATAGTAAATCTAATTCTGAAACTCTATTAAATATGTTTAACTATATTGTAGAGGAACTTATTACTAGAGAAAGAAAACGTAATGAATTTGTTAGTAGCATTCCCAAATCAAAACAACAACAAATTGAAAAACGTGGTAAAAAAAATTAGAAAATATTTTTTTCAATTTGCTTAATGTACCATTGAACATCAATATCTTTTTTTGTGGCCACACTCGAAGATAAAAATTTATCTGGTGATCCAGGTAATTTCGAGTGTAGGTCTTTTTTTACTTGAAAAACGCCACCACAACTTTTGTTCGTGGTTGCAATTCCACACACTGTATTATTTATTCGTTTGTACGTTTGATTTACTCTTTGTTCGATGTGTTCAAAATCGCCTTGTAATTTACCAATATAATAAAAATCTTCAATATCGCCATTTTTGAATTGCTGGATAACAAAATCTTGTGGTTTGATATTAGCAACTACATTTGCAAATACACCAGCACTAACAATTGGCATATTATTAGATAAATAAGTAGACGGTGCAAATATTCCTTTACGAATAAAGTCACCATCAGTTGTTTGAAACACATAATCATTAACCGCTTTTTGCCATACCTGTTTTATTGATGTGATAGATACATTCACATGCAATTGTTCACACCAACGATTTAATAAATCCCGAATCAGTGGCTCCATGATTGGATTTATCTTTACAAGAATGCCGTCGGTATTTGTTTGAATTAATTCTTCTATGAATTGTTCTAAAACCAAAATCAAATGTGTAATGATTAATTGCCCACTAACCGTTACTGAAAAAAACTTTTGTGGATCATACATAGCTGAATATGGATTATTCATTGATCCATTCACTGCGTTAATTAACGTCTTGTAAGTTAGTTTTTCTGTCTGAACTTTTTTATCGTACAAATCAGAAAAAGCACTAGGATTTTTTATACTTCTACTTAGAAAATTATTATTCAAAATAATAGTTGGAAAGAACTGTTTCACATCTATAAGTAGAAAATGTCCTTTTCCTTTGTATTTTTCTTTTGCTGCATGCAATCCACCAAAACCATATATATGCGTTAAACCTGCTAATGTCATTTTGAATTTTTCCGTTTTGAGTTTTTCCTCTAGCGTATTCTTATAGCTATTTTTTATTGATGCATAGAAATTTAACACGCGGTCAGGTAGTTCATGCTTAGGTACATTTTTATCAATATCAAAAAATAAAATATTTGGCCGCTTCGGCATTTTCTTAGCTTGTAAAATTTCTGCAGCTAAATTCGCACGTGTTCTTGTCACAGATCGTGCTGATAAATTAAATTCTTTGACTATCTCGAATTTTGTTTCTAAATATTCTTCACGTTCTTCAAAAATCTTTTCACATACGTCAATTCGTTTCTTACAAAATTCTTCTAACGTTTGCGCTGAAATATCCATACGTAGATTAAACGCTATTTCTTCAATAGTACAATTCCTAGCTTCTTGACTTAAATCAATACAAAGTTGTTTCTGTAAAAATGAACTTTTTCCATCAGTTAAAATTTTGGCCAAAAATTTATCTGTTCCACGATGGTTGCCATAGCTAACAAGATAAGTGACAGATGAAAGAGCCTGTGTTAGGCTCTCTCTGTCATTTGCGGTCGTGTACGTGTTATCTGTTTTGAAAACTGCTAGCCAATCATTTTTATTTTGGTATAACCAGTAAAAAGTAAACATTGGCCAGACCCCTTTCTAATTTTTAATATGGCAAATCTTCATCAGAAATATCAATAACATCAGTGGTTTCTGGTTCATCTTCATACGCAACAAAATCATAATTTTTATATGGTTTTGATGGGTCTTTTTTATTTGGTGATGAGGATACCACTAAAATATATTGGCTGCCAATTACATCTTGGAAGGCTGTTGCAAGTGTTTCTTCATCTTCCCAATCATCATCGGTTAATTGCAAACCAACAACACTCGCTAATTTTCCTACTAATTTAATGTTTTTGTTTAGCACAAAAGATGGCACTGCGCTTTCATCAAATCCTAAACTGATAAATTCTTTTCGTCCTGCAGCTTCTCCAACAGTTACTTCATTTGTGAAAGACAAAGCTTCCCAACCGCTGTTAAATACTTTGTGTTCTACTTTTTCCAACGTTACATCATATTCACCATCAGATAATCCTTCGAATCCACCTGCGTTCGGATCATCTGTTTTTGGATCGAATCCTGCTAATACTTCATTTGCTAAATCTTTTAATCCCATGTTAAATTCCTCTTTTCAATATATTTTTAGTTTTATTTTTTTGTTGTTTTTTAGATTTTTGGTTTGATACGGCGTTGAACAGTCGCTGTTTTTGCTGGTTCCACTTTAGATGCCGTTTGATTAACTGGTGCTGTCGTTTTTGCCTTTTGTTTAATTGGCTTAGTTTCGCTAACTTCTTCAGTTGCTTTTTCACTGGGTGTATCTTCATCCGTTGGTTTTAACACATCTTCATTTTGTTCCAATTGCTTCACAATTTCATTCTGCTGTTTCTTCGTTGTTTTCGGTGTTCGTCCAAAAATACCTGTGATTGTGTCTAAAATAGCTAAAATGGTTTTGTCATCTACTTGATCACGCATATAGTCTTTACGGCGTGCCTTTGCAACTCTAATATAGTTCTTCCCAACTTTTTTACATTGAATAGACAAATCACAGTTACCATTTACGATGTTTTGATGTTTTTCTTTCAATGAAGGAATTTCTATTTCCGTTGTTCCTTCAAGTTTTGTTGCATTTCTTGAAATGTAAATCACGTTCATTGGTAAAGATTTTAATTCAATGACTAGCTGTTGAAAAATGTTAGTAAATGCCGCATACCCTTTTCCGTAAGGAATATCACCCAAAGTTTCAACGCCTTCTTTGTCACAAATGTATTGCTCAATCATTACTACAATGTCGTCAATTACATCAAGAACAACTGTTTCATAGGTGTGTTTTTCTGTTTGTAATGCAGTAATCAATTTATCTAACTGATCAATCACCGAACGCTTGATTTTTCCATTTGTATCTTTAATATTTCTAAGTTGAACCGATGGTACAGTGTTTGCTTCTGCATTTCCATCAGTGTTAAAAATCACTGGGTTTGGAAATTGTGAAGCTAGAAAAGATTTTCCGCCCATAGTAGGCCCCCAGATAAAATAATTACGTGGGGTATCTTTTGGTGTTTGTGGTTTATTTTCTGGTAGAATACTCATGCTAAAAATCCTCCTTCAACGATTTCTTTGCTACGAGCAAATTCTTCGGTTACTTGTGCTTCGTAGTAATCCCCAAAATCTTTATGATTTTTAGAAACGATGTTTTGTTTAATCACTGATCCTTCTGTTTCATTAATCATTTTTTGAATCTCTTCTTCGGCTTCTTTTCGTGTAGTTGCATAAAATTTTCGCGTGTTTTGTAATTTTCTAATCATGTCATTTGTCCCCTTTGCTTTCTGTAATTTTTATAGAACCTTTAACAGGTGATTCTTTTAAATACTGGCTGTAAATGTCAGGTAGTTCTTTTTTTAGTTTCGTGCTATCAACAGATAAGCGAGTGGTTGGCAGAATACGAGTAATCACAATGTCACCTGTATCAATCTTTTTAATATCTTGTTCTTCCATTTTTTGGTAAAGAAGTTCGCGGAACTCTTTTTGTTGTTCTTTTAATTGCTTAACTTTCTTGTTAAAGTCCAACATTTCAAGTTCAAAGCGTTCTACACGTGCAACTAATTTATCTACATCATTCCCGACAGAATAATATTCAGTTTCAGTCATATCAGGTTTTTCTTTTAAATATTCCACACGGATCCAAAAAGTTTCGATTGCATCCAGAATCTTTTCAATTTGTCCTTCATCGCGTTCAATTTCTTTAATTTTCAATAATGAAGAATCAAATTCCAAATCAAAATCTGTTGGTCTTTGATACATAGCCAACCAGCCATAGTCACAACCTGTTTGATGAAAATAAAGCTGCATTTGGGCTTCATATACGGCAACTGTTGGTTTTGTTCCATGAGTTTTAATCTCTAACAAAATTTCATTTTCGTTATCAATACCATCAACATTTGAACGAATATAGTCATCCTTATCTATAAAAGTTTCAGGATGAAAATTTAAGCTATTCATGGTATTAATGTATTCACGTATAGTTGGTTCCATTTTGTTACCAAAGTTTATATACGGATTGCTAATTTGTTCTGGTACTACAATGCCAGCTTTTTCTTTGGCCAATTCAAATTGTGTTTTATATTTTGAAAGACCAAGAATAACTGGTACATCTGAACCACCGACATATTGTGTACGTTTTTCAGTTACATTTTTATCTTGTTTCTGCACACCAAACATGCTATTCCTCCTTTAACTTTCATACCAATCTTTTTTTGCACAACGCATAAAGGGATATCCAAGTACGCTTGAATCTAATGAAACATATGTGAACACTTCATTACCATCAATGCTTTCTATATATTCTCCTAAAAACTTTCTTCGATCATACATAGATAATTTATTTGGAATAAGCACTGATTCTTCCGAATAAAATTTTCCTGTAGACTTAAAAAATGTTAATTTGATTTCTAACCAATTTGTTTTATCTTCCATCTTACTCACTTCCCATTCTTGTAGTCATATACAATTCTTCTGAAAAATCTTCTTTGTTTTCTAAGGCTTGGTAAACAGCTTGCTCAATTGTCTGCTGTGTTATAAAACGATAAACCGTTACTTTCTTAGTTTGTCCATTACGATAAGCTCGGCCCAGCGCTTGACTATAATCTTGATAAGAATAAGTTGGTGTATAGAATATAACTGTATTTGCGTATTGCAGTTCAATTCCTGCGCTACCAGCCATATATTGAACAAAAGTGACACTATTCTTCAACGATTTCCAAGACTGCTTAGGCGGTAAATTAGAATGCTTTCCGTTCACTTCAAAAAATGTTTTATTTTTAATTTTTTCTTTCAATGCTTCAATTTCTTTTTGATAGTAATAAAAAATAATGATGTTGTTTTCTGTACCTTCACAAAGCATTTGGGCATAGTCTAATTTATCCTTTTGGTTCGCATAGTATCTCAACCCATGAGCCAACTTAGATGGCGTGTCGTATTCTTCATCACCTAGTACCCTATCTTTGGCCACAGTCATATACTCTTTACTCTTTTTGAATTTCACATCTTCAAAAATCAATGGTGGCAAGTCTAATGCTTCATCTTTTGATATTGAAATAGTGAAAGAATTATATTTTGAATACAATTTTTCTTCATGCAACCATCCTTCAATTTTAGGTACTCGTCGTGTACCAAGATACATCGTCCCCCATTGTGCATGCTGATCATTCATTTCTTTTTTTGATTTGAAATAACCAAACATAATGAAATAGTTGTACGTATCTTCCCATCCATTACTGGCTGGCGTTGCTGTTAAAAGAAGAAAATGACTAGATTGTTTAGTTAACTTCGCAGCTGCTTTCCCACGTTGTGAAGTTGAATTTTTGATGTAATGTGCTTCATCAAAAATGACAAACCAACCTTTATACAGTTTGTAACTATCCGTTAATTTCCCATAACTTAGTTCAGTAAATGAAATTTCAATCTTGTAGAAATCACACACGGCCTGTATATCTCTTCGCCAGCCGCCTTCTTTAATTTTCTGCGGAGGTGCAACAATTAAAATTGGTTCACCACGTCCATATTTCAAATATTGATGAATAGCTGTGATTGTTTTTCCTGTTCCTGTATCCATTGCTAATAGATAATTGGCATCGATTGAATCAATTATTTCATTTTGAAAGTCATATAACATTTCTTTGTTTGAGCATTGTGGATACATCGTCCACACTTCTTGCGACAATACTTATCCCTCCTGCTTGTTCGATTCTTTTCAGCTTGCTTTTTTGTAATGCACTGACAACTCCACCGCTTGGCCGCTTTACCTCAATAGCAACAAAATAACCATTAACACAAACCAAGACATCAGGTGTTCCTGCTGGTTGATATATTGAACCATGCACTTTCAAATAATAGGCACCTAAAGAATCAAGATATTTTTTAATCTGGTTTTCAACTTTCTTTTCTGGTCCACTCATTTTGTATAATCCCTTACTTTAAAAACACGCAAAGGCTCTGGATAAATTGACGGATTTAAAGTTTCAAGGTGAGTACCTACACCTTTCTTTTTCATAGGTATTCTTGATGGAAATTTGTTCTGTAACTGTTGAAAACACTCTTCTGGGGTACCAACAGCATAAATCTTATGAATGTTGTCACCTTTTACTACAATCATTGACTGTACCTCCTAAAGATAAATTACTGTACCGCATTCTCTACATTCGTATGTTTCAAAGCCAATTTCCATTTCTTCTTTACAGTTTGGACAGATTGGTAGCAGCATTCACAAAACTCCTTTTCCGTGTTATTATTTACTTGTATATTTTTTGTTTAGTAGCTTACTTCGTTGACGGACGAGGTAGGCTCTTTTTGTTTCAATACAGCAGCCACCACCTAACACCCCACTTCATTGAGCATTTTTTGATAAGCAACTTCGTAACGTTCTAACTCTGCTTGAAAATGTTTTAACGTGTGAATGTCTTGTTGAATTGGGTGCTTTGCACTTTCATGACGTACTGCATCTCTTAACGTTTCAATTTTTTCTCGTACTGCCTCACGTACTAAAAAGGCTTCATTGGCTGTTAACATAGGTTTTTCTCCTTTCATTCGGTGTAACAAAGCGCCTGTCCTACTATCTTGATATGTTGATTTTTCTCCTTTCATTTTTCCAGTTACCCTCCAACCATCAGGAGTAGGCTGAATACATCTCATGATACGTATCTGCCTTTCGCTTAAGTTACTCATTTTGCATTCAATATGATTCAATCGATCGTGTAAAATAAACAACCAAGTACTGAAGATGCTTGGTACGACAATAATGATCGCGTAAACTAAACCCATTTACTTCACCTCGCGATTCTGTTTCCTCTTGTAATTTTCACCAGCGTTATCGGCGACCCAACTATTAAATGAACATAATTCAATGACAAGGTTATAAGTCATCAATACTAATGCATAAATCAACAAAATCTTTCCATCTGCTTTTGTGCCAATTAGTAATCCTACTCCAAAGATATATAATCCGTAGGTTATCCTATTTAGGTTTCTGTACATTTTTTTCATTTTGTTTTTTATCATCCTTTCTAGTCCCAATGATTCATAATGTCGTTACAAATTTTTATAGCTTCTTTAGCAGGCCAATATCTTTTTCCCTTGCTAGTACCAGGTTTTCTTTTCTCGATCATTTGCATACGTTTGTCTTTTACAAAATTTTGTTCAACTTCGGGAACAGACATTGAATACCTTGACGATAATTGTTTGATGTCTAAGTACTCGGCACGTTCATTTAATCCTTGGCTAGCTTCATCTATTACTTGCTCAAACATTTTTCTTAGAATCTTTTCTATAATGTTGTATAGAAAGTTTTTTGAAGATGAATCTAGAAAATTTTCCATTCTAATCACCTCACTTGATATTTAAGATTTTTTTGATTTTCTGAACTTGCTCTTCTGAACGTCTGCGACCATGAAGGATATCTGATAAGTACGGACTTGAAATCCCTAGTTGTTTTGCTAACCAAGATTGGTTTTTCCCTGCACGAATTAGAGCTGCTCTTACGTCGATTGCTAAGTCTTGTGACATATTTATTACTCACACCCCTTTATTTTTTATTTGTAAGCTAAAAAATTAGCTAATTTAATAAATTTTATTGACTTATTCTACAATATTTTGTAGAATAAGTGCATAGCTAAATAAGACTTTTTAAGCCTAGTAAAACAACACTTTTTACCGTTCCCCAACGATTTTTTAGTTTGTTTCTCGGTTTTATTTGCGAACTTATTAGCTAATAATTTAGCTTACGGACATAGTATATTAAAAAGTTTTGTAGATGTCAACTGATTTTCTACTTTTTTTTATAGATATATCCGAAGCTTATGGAGGAAAGCTTAATATGACTGTATTTGATAGAGTTAAAAAATTAGCAGATAGTCAGAAAATATCTATTGTGGAACTTGAAGAAAAGTTAAATTTTAGTCGAAATTCATTGTATGCTTGGAAAAAAAGCAAGCCTTCTATCGATAAATTAGAAGCTGTCGCAAATTATTTTGGAGTTTCAACGGATTATTTATTGGGTCGTGAAATCTCTAATAAACCAAAGCAATCTGATGATTTAGATGAAGTATTAGACAATGTGATGAGTTTCGATGGTGAGCCTTTGGATGATCATGATCGGGAAGTTATTCGTGCTTATTTGAAAGGGAGATTCGGAAAATAATTTAAAGGTTGTGCTATATGAAAAGTATCAAAGAGTTGGTGGAAGAATATAATGTGGAGTTAGTTTTTACTACTTTACACAAAAAGGCTTGTTTCGAACCAAAGTATGGTGTAATTTTCATTAATCAAGATTTATCTACTGCAGAACAAGAAGAAGCTATTTATCATGAATTTAAGCACGTGAAAGATCATGCTGATTTGATGGCACTATACAACATTCCTATTTTCAGATCAAAAATGGAAGCAGAAGCTGAACATTATATGCTCGAATGTTTAATCGAAAAGAACTGTGGTCAATTTAACTATTCTAATGTAATCACACATTATAATTTAAAGATGGGCCAAGAAATTTACTTAAAATAAAAAATAACGCACCCTCCGACCAAGAAGTTGTGCGTTAAAAATAGAACCAAAATAGGCTTATTTTGTTACGCCTATTTTACCACAAAGAAAAGGACGTGAAAATATGGCGAAACTAAATTGGTCCAAAAAATACAAATATGTTTTTTCTTACTCAAATAAAAAAGGAACTTTTTGGGGATATCGCTATCCTTATTACAACTCTCTAAAACACCGAAAAGAAGCTAGCAAACGTGGATTTGAAAGTGAAAGAGCGGCGAATAAAGCATTGCTAAAAATCCAATATGATTTAGAAACACAAAATACTTCCTTCGTCGAAAATAAACAACTCACCATAGATAAATGGATTGATGTATGGATACCTTACGCCCAAGACAATTGGAGTGTTTCAACCAAACAAAACATTGAATCTGCTATCAAATTTCACATATCACCACTAATTGGAAATCAAAAACTATCTTCTTTAAATAAGATTACCTACAAACGAGAATTTATTGATAAATTAAGACAAAAAAACAAATATACAGAATCCACCATCCAAACTTGGCATAAAATTGTAATGAGGATGATTAACGCTGCGGTACACAATCAAATCATCCCTAGCAACACGCTAACAGGCTTTAAATTTGATTTAAGTAATAATGTTCGTTCATTCTCTAAAAAGGAATTACAGCGATTTGTGACGGTTTTAGAAAACGAAGATATTCAAACTCAAGTTATATTTTTAACTCTGCTAAAATCTGGAATGAGAAAAGGTGAATTAATGGGGCTTCGTTGGAGTGATATTGATTTAAACGAAAAATATTTCGATATCAATTCTACGCGAGGTGATTACGGTGAAAATAAGCCGAAAACAAAAACTAGTATTCGTAAAGTTTATTTTGACAACTCATTACTCACTTTAATAAAAAAATACAAAAATCATGAGAAAGAACGCCTTCTCAAAGAAGGTATAATTTTAAAAGATAAGGACTACTTTATTTTAAGTTCTCGAAATTTACCTATCAAACAATCTAGAATTACGTATATGTTCCGCTTGTTATGCGAAAAGGCAGAAGTTCAAAACATAACCGTACACGGCCTAAGACATACACATGCAACGTTTCTAATTGAAGCAGGAGCAAACATTAAATACGTTTCAACCAGGTTAGGACACAAGAATATTAATATAACTTTGGATGTTTATAGCGATGTGCTAAAAGAAGAAGAAAAAGAAACAGCTGATATGATGGATAAACTTATTGAGAACTTGTGA